CCTTGAGGATGATCCAAAAAGGTGTAGATTAGCAGCAGAGTATCTAGAAAAATATGCAAGTGAGGACCGTGATGGAGACAACTAAGGAAAAAGGAAAAACTGGAGAGTTGTGTCATGTCTCCATATGTCGCGTTGAGAACGGGTACAAGATCTCGTGCTCTTACGAACCTGAGGAAAAGTCCCTAAGCCAACGCGCGGGTTGGGTTCCGTGTATGCCTGGGGAATGCAAAGATTACGTAGAAAAAACAAAAAGTGCCGTTATAAAGCGGCTGGAAGAAATTCTGTAAACTAGGAGATTATAATGGCATTTCAATCGAAGGATGGGAAATCGTTCGGCAGCAAGTTCGTTGCAAAGCGCAGGGACGATGAGCACGCTAAGATGGGAAAAGACGTGATGGGAGCAACCAGCCCAGTAGAGAACAAGCCAGCCCCAGCAATGGAGCAGGAATCTTCCGAACAGGAACAGAAGCCAATGCAGGAAGACCCCAAGCAGGTTGCGATGGAGCATGGTCCGGCAACGGATGTGACAATTCATCACGATCACAAAAGTGGCAAGCACCATGTTGTTAGTCACCATGCAGATGGCCATATGCATATGTCTGATCACGCGAGCGCCAAAGAAGCGCACGACGCTGCTACGCAACTGTCAGGTGGAGACCAACAGCCTGTAGCAGGCGCTGCACCTGAGGCACCGGAAGCGGACGGATTTTCTGTCCCGAAATTAGCGTAAAGGAGATTTCAATGGCAACCGAAACTAAAGATGGAATGAAGAAATTTGGGTCTGCTTACGCTGCAAAGCGGTATGATTCTTACCATGCTGGCGCGCAACCGGGAGAGACCAATGAGAACGAGCACGCAGAACCCGTGCATCACGGGGAAGAGAAAGCAGAAAAAATAAACACTGCTGAAGCTTCTGATGCTTCTGGGGTAAAAGCTCCACACGAAGTGGTAGCAGAGCATGGCCCTGCGCACACCGTACGTATCTCGCATTCTGAGAATGGTCATAAGGTCACTTCAAGTCACGATGACGGCTTTGAGCACACTATGTCCCACGGGTCTGCTCGGGAAGCCCACGATAGCGCCAGCAAACTGGCTTTAGAGGCTGGGGGCGAAGATCAGAATCTCGACGTTAAAAAGATGGACCATCCCGACCAACAGGCTGCAAAATCTGAGCAAGAAAATTGGGAAATGCCCGACTTGGCCTGAGGAGTAACTATGCCATTTCAAAGTAAAAGTCAGCAGCGTTTTATGTACGCCCACAAAGACGATCCGAGCATGAAGAATGTGGATTTGAAAGAGTGGTCGGCTGCAACAGATTTCAAACACCTGCCAGAGAAGAAAAATACCAAGAAGCAATTCACGTACGCAAAGAAGTAGACCCAGAGAAGTCTGAGGTATGCTTATGGCTTACCCGATGTGGATGCGAAAGTGCCCGCAATGCGGGCGTACGCTGTACAAAAGCGCTTTGTCAGAGACCTTGAAGTGCTTGTGTGGTTGGATTTGGTCATGAAACTAAGCATTGAAGAAAAGATTCTCAAGGCTGCGTGGCACGCCATGATCGCCCTAGTCGGCATATATGAATTGAGAAACCACAGGACCAAAGCGTCGAAAGTACTTGCCTGTGGACTGATTGCTTTCCATACGGATGCGGCGATTTCTGATATACAAGATAAGCCTACAGAATTGCAGCGTTTGCTAAGAAAACTAAGATAGACACCTCAGGACCTCGAATCCTGAGTCAGCGCCGGTCGAGTGCCATATACACTCCCGGCGCGACCTTATATGGAGGAAGAATATGAGCAAAGCTACGCAAGCAGCATGGTACCAAAAGAACAAAGAACTGATCAAAGCGCGAGCCGCAGAATGGGCCAAGAATAACCCTGAACGTGTTGCAGAGATTCAAAAGAAGAGCCAAGGAAAGCACAAAGAACGCATTAGGAAATATCAAAGAAAACTGTATGCTGTGGGCACACCTGCAAGAGCAAAGAAAAACAAACGTACAGCTAAGTGGAAAAAAGACAACCCAGAGGTGTGCCGTGCTCTTGAGAATAAGAGGAGAGCGGCCAAGGCTGAATCAGGTGGGTATTTCACTGCTGAAGAGTGGTTTATTCTTTGTTTTGCGGTAGGTTTTCGGTGCTTGTGCTGTGGCGAGAAGCGGCATTTAGAAGCGGATCATGTCGTCCCAGTTTCTAAGGGAGGACCAAGTTGGTTGTGGAATATTCAACCACTTTGCAAGCCGTGCAACAGTAGCAAGGGAAATAAGATTGTGGACTACCGAGTTTAAGAGGAAAAAATAAATGGCAGACGAATATAGCAAGGACGTAAACACCGAGACTACAAATGCTCCGTCTGCACCTATGCCGTATGAGCAACCCGAGCGCCCAGAGGACAGCCCTCTCGGTTCTTTGGCTCCGATCGAATTCTCGTCCGAGCCATTCGCAGATTTAAGTGAGGATGCAAAAGGTGCGTTGATGCAACTTGACATTCTTGCTACAAAAACAGATGTAGCTGCTAGAAGGTTTGAAGTGGAACAAACTTGGGAAAGTTTGCACTTTGATCGCGGTTATCAACATTTGTTGAGAGGTAAACAAGGCGGTTGGATTCTTCCCGGGCAAGCTTCAGGCTTTGGCCCAACGTCGCAGCAAAACAACAACACCATCTACGACACGAACGTGTACGGTTCCAAGGGCGACATCATCGTATCCGCCCTCTCCAGAGAAGTGCCGAAGGTGGAATTCTTCCCGGCCAACCCAGATTACGGGCCAGACATTGTGGCTGCTGAAGAGGCAGACAGTTTCAAAGAGATTTGGGCACGAAATAACAACCTTCATGCGTTGCTCGTAGATTGCGCACGCATCATGTGGAACGAAGATCGAGTACTTGCTTGGACTCGCTATGAATTGAACGGTCAGCTCTACGGTTTTGAAGGTGGAGACGAAGACGACAATGCCCCAGTCACAGCAGAGGACATACTGAATCCGCCCGAGGATACACCTACAGGCCAAGAAGGTCTGGAGGAGTTTCGTGAGCAGACAGAATCGCCCTTGGGAGACGAAGACGAAGAGGGAGCGGTCCCTGAAGAGACCGAAGAATACATCGTTCCTCCAGCAGAGCCCATAAAGAAATCTCGTGGTAGGGAAGTCACTACGCTCCACGGAAAGTTGGATCACAAAGTTCCAATTGCTGTGGACTTCATCAAGGACATGCAGTTTGTGAAGTTGTACGAAGACCTTGACGTAGCGATTGTTAAAGCGAAATACCCGTGGATTGCCGATAAGATCAAGCCGGGTTCAGATAACAACACAGAGACAGAATTGGACAGAATTGCTCGTGAAAACACGAGGCAGGCCGTCCTCGGCGCTTACGTGACTGGTGACTCTTTACAGAGACACACGGTCGTATCGCATACGTGGTTTCGTCCGTCAATGTTCATGGACGAAAAGGTGAATGATCAGGTTCGTGCTGAACTTTTGGAAGCGTTCCCCAACGGGTGCCTACTCGTTAAAGCAGGAGCGAACTACGCATACTCGAAGAACGAGAGTATGGATGCTCACCTAGCAATAGGTCACCCATTCTCAGGCAAAGGCCAGAACCGGCGCGCTCTCGGAACGTCTCTGATCTCCATCCAAAAGAGGATCAACGATTGGGTTGACCTCCAAGACAGTTTCTTCAAGAATACGGTGCCAAAGAAGTGGATGAATGCCGAAGCATTCAACATGGACGCCATACAAAAACAGAATAATGTTCCCGGCAGCATCGGTCCCTTTCAACCTCAGCCCGGGCTTACTACCATGGATCAATACATCATGGTCGAGCCTACCCCGCAGCCGCAAAATGCTCTGGGCGATTTTATCAAATGGTTCATCACCACTCTTTCAGAAGAGATCACTGGTGCACTCCCAAGTTTGTTTGGGGCGGCGACTGGTGAGAATACGGTAGGTAACGCGGTAATCCAGATGGATCAGGCACTCCAACGTATAGGGTGCCCATGGAACAACATTCAAGACATGTTTGCAGAATGCGCGCGTCAAGCAGTAGGTTGCGCGGCAGACTGTAGAGATGGAAAGAAAATTTCACAGACACTACCGGGTAGAGGAAAGGTTACAGTCAACACCTCCAACCTCGCCGGTAAGGTTCTATGCTTCCCCGAGGCCAACCCAGCATTCCCCGAGTCTTGGAATCAGAAGGAAGCGAAGTTGATCAAGATGATTGACGCAAGTACGCAGAATGAAGCAATTAGACAGTGGTTGTTCTCGCCGTCGAATTTGCCTATACTGCAAAGTGGAATACGTCTGAAGAAATTCAAAGTCCCCGGCGCGGACTCAATCACTAAACAGAAGGGGGAGATGGAGTTGCTATTGAGGTCAGGACCAATGCCCAACCCGGCTGTGCTGCAGATACAACAAGTACTGATGAAAGCTGCAGAACAGATGCAACTTGCACAAAAGCAGATGCAACCTGTACCGCCAGAAAGCATGGCTATGGTGCAGCAGTTGCAGAAGCAGATGCAGGCTATGCCTCCACAAGTGAGTACTCTACCTGTTGCGCAGGATGAAAGCGAAAATCACGCAGTGGAAGCTGGTGCTTGTTTTGATTGGATAACAAGCAGTGAAGGTCAGGGTTTTAAGTATGGACCTCCCGAGCAGCGTGCAGCATTTCAAAATCTGCATCTTCATTGGAGTGAACATTTAGCTATGGCAAAGAAGATAGCACTTGCAAATGCTCCTCCAAATAAACCGCCTTCTGAAAGCATCAGTTTGGACATAAGCAAGATGCCTACACCCGTTGCTATACAAGCTCTCGCAAAGATGCAAATAAACGCGAGCCCAGCTGATTTCCAACAGCACAACGCAGAGCAGTTGAACACCGCAGTACAGAAAAAAGCTATACCCGCTGCATTAGCGGATCACGGTAAGCAACAATTAGAAGTACCTCCGAGACAGCTTCGGAGATAAGAAATCTCAGACCTTGATCAGTCTGGGCTAGCGTATGGGGAAGCCCGAAACTTCCCCTGCGCGACCTTTCGGGAGGTAAAGATGATAGTTTATTTGATTACCAATAAAGTGAATGGAAAGCAGTATGTAGGTCAAACTACAAAAACTGTAGAAAAGAGATGGGAAAAGCATCTAGAAAATGCAGATTTAGGTATTAAGTTTCTAATCTACAAATCCATAAGAAAGTATGGTGCAGAAAACTTTTCTCGTGTCATACTTCACGAATGTGAAACCAAAGAAGAGATGGATTTCGTGGAGATGTTCTACATTGCACTACTGAGTACCAAAGCACCAAATGGGCACAACTTAACAGACGGTGGAGAAGGCCAATTTGGACGTAGACTTTCAGAAAAAGCTATACAAAAAATGAGAGATGCGTTTACGGGGAAACCAAACCCTAAGAATTCCGAGCATCTTAAGAAGAACCCAAGACCAAGAAACCCTGTAAATGGCAGATTGTTAAGCGACAACGAAATAGCCACAGGAAATTGGGACACTACACCGGCAAAAGCCTCTGAAGAGACTCGTCTAAAGATGAGTAAAGCACATGAGGGTTTTAGACATACAGAGGAATCAAAAGCCAAGATGAGAGGAAAACGTGGCCCAAGAAAAAGGTAAGAAATTGGTTTGTCTCGTACAAAGGCATGGAAGTACAATTTTGAATGAAAGTAATTCCTTCCGTGCGCGAATGGACCCTCCCTTAGATGAACAAGGAGAGCAACAAGCTCAGGATGCTGCAGAAAATCTAAGGAACGAAGGGATAAGCCCGGAACGTATAGTCTCCTCTCCTATGCTCAGGGCAGTGCAAACAGCAGATGCATTTGCAGAAGAATTTGGGTTAGATGTAGAGCAAGATAGGGCTCTTATAAGTTGGAATCTTGGATTTCTTTCGGGAAAAGACAGAGACGATTACGGACCAATTCTTGAACTTTATGTGGACAATCCAAAGTTGACCATTCCTGATGGAGAGCCTTTAGTGGATTTAGAAGACCGCACATTTGAATACTTTGACAAAGAATTGAAGAAAGATAAATTGACGGTTTTCATAAGTCACAATTCCAACATTGTAACATTAGAATCTTTAATCGCTGGAGACAAAGTAGGAAGACCAGAATCCTCAGAGACATCAGTGCAGCCGGGAGGTACTATGGCTGTCTATGTAGATGATTCAGGAAAATATACCACAGAGGTTCTTTTTGGCTCAGAGAAGAAAGCAGAACTGAGTAGTTAGGGAGTTAGTAATGAATGACTGTCTAGTCTAAGAATCCCAGACTTCAAGTCTGGGAGCATCAATCAGAAGCAAGAATAGCAAGACTCCTCCAAGCAGCCGCGACTCTTTACACGAGCGGCCACGTACGGGAGGATGCAGTGCACGTAGCTCTACAACTGGAAGCACAGGTTGTTGCTGCGTTAGGCTCAGAGAAAAAGACTCAAGGAGAAGTGACTCATGTCAGATGAAGCAGGAGTTTTAGATTTTACAGGTGTAGATTTAGCAGCCACAGCCTCAGCAGACGCTTCGGTAGTGACCTCAGAAATTACAGAAACCCCAACGGTAGAAACGCCAGCAGCGGAGACACCAGCAGTCGAAGTACCGACAGATGCACCCAAAAAAGATCAGAAGACTCAGTATGATAGTTCTGGACAACCTGTTGAGAAGACCGAAGCCGATAAAGCAGAGGATGATGGTAAAGAGTTTGGAGAAAAGACTCCGCAAGACGTACGAAAAGCATTGTCTGCCTTCAAGAAGTCTTCTCCAGAAGCGGCAAAAATGTCCGCTCAACTTCATGGTAGCTATGAAAGATGGGAAGCAACCAAGGCAATTTTCCCTGGTGGCGTCAATGAGATCAAAGCAGCCAAAGAATTCATGGACCTCGTTGGCGGGCACGAAGGGCTAGAATCGCTTTCAAATGTGAAGGCCAATGCGGAAGCCAGTGACGGCAAGTTGTACGCTGGTGATCCTCAGTTGATCAAGGATATCGAAGCAGACCTGAAGGCACAAGGCAAGAATGATGCATGGGGAAAATTAGCCCCTGCCTTCTTGGATGCAGTGAAGGCCAACGATGAAGCCGGATATAAGGCGGCTTTTGCTCCACATTTCGTGGCAGGTCTGGACTCAGCTAATCTGCCGGGAGCACTGAATTACCTAGTGAAGTCGTTGAATGATCCAGACCCAGCCAAGGCAGTTGCTGCGGCTAAAGAAGCTGCATTAGACATCAAGGGTTGGTATGACAAACTTTCAGCCGAGAACAAGAAGGCTAAGGAGAACGTCGTATCCCCCGAGCGCAAGCAGCTCGATGAGGAACGAGCAGCTTTCTTTAAACAGCAAGAAGAATTCAAGACCAACCAGACGACAGAATTCAAGAACAGCGTTGCCAAGAGTTGCGAGAGTGTCAACAACAAGACCCTCGGTGCATCACTAGGCTCTTACTTGAATATGCCGTTCTTCAAAGGCTTCGGGCGTGAAAACCTGATGCCTCTGGGCAACACCATCAAGGCTACTCTGTACGAAACCCTCAAGGCCGACAGCGCTTATCAGGCGCAGATGAAGGCCATGTGGGGCGCAAAGACTCCTGATCGCGCTAAGATCGAGGAGTACCACAAAGCGAAGGTGGATTCTATTTCAGAAGACCTCGTACGTGGGGTCGTACAGAAGATGTACCCCGGGTACGCTAAAGGCGGGGCAGCAGCGGGCCGCGTATCAGCTAAGGCAGAAAAGACAGCTACAGCAGCCAAAGTGGACGCTAAGGCAGTAGCTACCAACAAGCCGGTGTACGTTGCACAGAAGCCCGGTCGAGACATGCTCGATATGGACCACGTTGACAAGAACGGAAAGTCCGATGCAGTCATGGAAATGATTGCAGGCCGAGGGTTCCTCAAGGGCTCAGGCAAATGGATAACCTGGCGTAAGTGATTGAAAATACAGGACTTATAACCCTGTACTAGAGTTGGGAGGTGCACGAACACCTCCCTGCTCAACCTTTTCGTGGAGGAATCAATGTTTGGAATAATTTACAGAATTACCAATGCCGAAACAGGTATGGAATACGTAGGACAAACCGTGCAATCCCTTAGAGAACGCTGGGTAGAGCACATGTCTCATGCTCGGCAAGTAAAAAGCCAATCCTATATGTCTCGGGCTCTTAGGAAGTACCCGATTGAAGCATTCGTTGTAGAGTCGATTCACGAGTGTGAATCCCAAGAAGAACTGGATTTTGTAGAAACCTTCTACATTTCCCTACTCAACACTAAGGCTCCCAATGGGTACAATTTAGCAGACGGCGGTGGAGGAGTTTCTGGGTGGCAGAATGGCAAAGGAAATGTGCCCACCGAAGAGACGAGAAAAAGACTCAGTGAGGCTGGAAAAGGCAACACAAATGCCTTGGGTAAAAAGTATTCAAAAGAGTTTTGTGAAAAGATTAGCGTAGCCTTGAGTAAACGGGTGCGCAAGGAAGAATCGTATAACACTCCGAAATGTCTAGAGAAAAGAAAGAACTATAGACATGGGAAGGAAGCAAGGGCCGCTATTAGCGCAGGGCTTAAGGGAAAACCTTGGTCTGAAACAAGGCGCGCGGCACAAAGAGTTTAGAACTGAACTAAACATCATGTACTTTCTGATTGGTCCCTACAAGACGATAAACTGGAGCAGAAAGTGCTTGATGCACAATTTGATGGCTCAGCACGGCACTACGGAAACCTCAGAATTTTTCGTAGGTGACTATATATCAAAGGAAATAATTTTATATGGCACTATTAGAGGCTTAACAACAGTGGGCCTCATTAAATTCAACCTGATTGACTCGAACGCTGAAATGCCAACGAGGGCGAACCTGCAAAGGACGCTGAGAGACTAAGCGGTTGAACTCCTACGGGAAGATGCAATAGTCCGAACTCACAGGAACACAACTGTGAGAGGTTAGCAGAAATGACTAACCCGTACGTAATACGTAACAACATGGCTGTTGAAGCAGTCGAACTAGACGCTACCCAATAGCAAAGGCGTCTACAATTCCTTATTGAAAAAAGTTTGCTAAGGAAATCCCTAAACAAAATTGGGGATTAAAAACCCACTCTGATTGACTTGAAACCTGAAACGGCAACAAGGGGCAAGCGAAAGCAGCCTGAGAGACTAAGCGAGAGGGGCGTCCACAAGACGCATGCGATAGTCCGTTCTCATGGGAACAACAACCATGAGAGGTTGACGGAAACGATCAACCCAGAACACAGTAACAAGTAAGGATTTGGTTTTCCATGGCACAACCGCCTATAGCCTTTTCAAGGCAGAAGCAACATCTATCCCCGTGTCCAACCAGTCAAACGCTGGTGGCACCGTCCGTGCATCATTCCGTGTGCCTTTCCGTGTGCAGTCCGGCGCGGCAATCTCACAAGGAACTGGTAACGCTGACGCTATGGGCCGTGGCACTGGCTCGCAGTGGGCATCGTTCGCGCTGGCACCCGTTTATCTGTTCAACGTGTAAATTTCATGCGCGTTTAAAAGTTGTCCGTATCGGTGAAACCCTAGCATTTCATGAGGTAAATATGAGTGTAGAAAATACCGAGGTAAGAAGTCAGAGTTTATCAGAGTTGCAAATTGGATACCTCGCAGGAATCATGGACGGAGAGGGATCAATCACTTTCGTGTACCATAAGTGCAAGACGAATGTGAATGTTCTGTATTCTCCTGTCGTGTATATATGCGCGGTGGCAAACTCCAATCCACTGATAATCCAAGCTGTCGAATCTCTTTTGAAGAACCTTCCTATTAGGTACAAAGTGTACTCACCTAAGCAGGAATGGAACAAGAAAGCAAAGAAGAAACCGTACGCCATTCATTTGATGGGTATGAATTCTGCTAAGCATTTCTTAAACGTCATCTGTAAGCACCTCAATGGCAAGAGGCAGCAAGCGGAGTTGGTACTTGAGTATCTGGAACGCAGAGAAGAAGGTCAACGAGTAAAATTCATGACGGAGAGAGATTGGCAAATCATCCACACTGTTCGAAATATGAACAGGAATTATGGTGCTGACTTTACCGTAGAGACTAAACGACAACCTTCGCTAACGGGCGAAGAAGTTATAGTCCGAACTGTATAGTGATGTACAGAGGGAGCAGAAATGCACTCCCCGAATGTCATTACTTATTTTTAAGTGATTACATTTAGTAACAATTTGGTGAAATCTCGTGGTTAGCTCAGGCTTCCACGGATAGCAAGCAGAAGGGTCTTTTTGCCGTTAAGTCCAAAGCTTTGGCGGCTGTTGCAGGCAAATAAAAGCAACAAAAATTCGCTATATCGGGGAACCTCTGGTATACTATGATTAGTAAATCAGACAATCCCGAGGGAAGATAGTAATGACAAAACAGTCGAAGTTTTCGTACCTAGCAGGTTTCATGGATGGGGAAGGTTCCTTCTCTATCGTCAAAACCTTCTCTGTTCAAAGAAAACGGGACGGAAGTAAGCAGAAATACGTAACCTACAAATGTATGGTTTCAGTCACCAACACACACAAAGGTGTTATGGACTGGATCGCCAAGACTTTTGGTGGAAAAGTTCTCACGGGCAACAATGAGAACAGAAACCCCAAGTACAAGACTAGGTATTCGTGGTTCAGAACGAGCCACGAGGACATTGAAAAATTTACGTTAGGAATTCTGCCTTACCTCATTGTTAAAAAGGAACAGGCACTAGTGACTTTAGAGTTCTGCAAAACGTATCAAGCAGAGCGTATAGGCACAGCCCTGAACCCAGAAGTGCAAGTTAAGAGAGATGAATTGAGGAAGAAAATGATGTCCCTTAATGGAGTTTACTCTGGCGCTTCTACTAGACCCGTAGAGACTACACGCGAGACCCCTCAAATAGAGGGTGATGATATAGTCCGAACTGCATAGTGATATGCAGAGGGTTGGCAGAAATGCCCAACTTTTGTCAGAAGAATGTACACAAACTTCTTTCAAATAACAAATTGTAAAGCACAGGAAATGAAGAACTCTCTCGACGCCGCAATGCAGGGCATAGAAGGGCTCATCAACTCAGACGGGTCTGGTAAACAAACAATCTGCCTGACCTTATAAACATGTAGAGAATTCGGTGAAAACCCTTAGGGGCAATACCGAGCCGCTCCTCGTATCTGGGGAAGGTGTAACGACTATCCCGAAAGGGAGTAGGGAACAGTGTTCCCGAAGCACTACAACCTTTATGAAAAACTCAAATGAAATACTCTGGTCGTATCTGGCTGGGCTGTTCGATGGTGAAGGCACCGTCTGCATAAGCACCAGTCACAACCGAAACAATACAGCTATTTTCCAGATGAATGTGAAAGTGGCTAACACTAAGTTGGAACTGATGCAGTGGCTGATTAAAAACTTCGGCGGGTTTTACTCGGTGAGTCAAGCTAAATGCGAAGGAAATAATAGAGCTACTCAATATGCGTGGATGCCTAAAGGCAAGAACAATCGAATAGAGGTTCTAGAAAAAATGCTGCCATACTTGGTTATAAAAAAGCAGCAGGCTCTTATTGGTTTGGACTTTGAAAGAGTGTATGAAGGACGAAACGGATGTCAGCCGGGACTAAAACTGACAACCGACAGTCCTATCTACGTTGAAGCCCACGCAAAGAGGCTAGAATTAAGAGATCAGCTCGTAAAGCTGAATCGTAAAGGTAAGATATAGTCTGAACTCATAGGCAACTATGAGAGTGTGCGCGGAAACGGCGCATGCGTAACAGTATTGATGATTGACCAGATCCCCGCCACAGCAACCTTCGGTACAGGTACTGGTGCACAGACGGCCAGCATTGTTGGCATGAACGTCGCAGTGGCGTTCAGCGATCAGCAAGTGGTTTCGTTCTACACCGTTGGTGGCGTGAAGCGTGTCGGTGGTGGATACACATCGGCAACGATCTCGTACGTTGACGGCCCTTCGAACACCCTGTGGTTCAGCACCCCGCTCCCGACCGATCTCGCAGTCACCGACTACGTGGTTGTGAACGGTGCAACATACGGAACTGGCGCGTCCGTCCTCGGCATCAAAGCTTGGGATGTGAACTCCAACTCCGGTACCATCGCGGGCTTGAACCGCGCGTCTTACCCCGGGCGTCTGAGCACACCGACGATTAACCTCAACGGCGCTGCGATTACACCGGGCATCGCACAGCGTGCAGAAGTCTTGTTGGGACGCGCACTCGGACCCGATGCAGACTCTATCAAGAGCGGCATCTGGTACGGCCCGCCTGAGCAAGCTTTCGCACAAAGCAACTTGATGTACAACGTTCAGATCGTGAACGCACAGGAAGTCAAGGGCGACAAGACGATGGACATGGCCCGCAAGTATTTCAGTGATACTTTCGGCGGCAGGAAATATCACAAGTCTTGGACGGCGATCAACAACCGTATGGACTTGCTTGTACTAGACAACTGGTACATTGGGGAATTGTCTCCCCTTGAGCTGTATGATTTCGGTGGTGGCAACGTCGTTGCTCCCGTGCCGGACATCAGTTCAACCACTGGTACCGCGAGTTACTTGACCTCGCACATGTTCGCATATAACACCTGCTTTTCCACAAAGGTTGGAGCAGTATAAACCCCATCTGATTGACTCGAACGCTGAAATGCCAACGAGGGCGAACCCGAAAGGGACGCTGAGAGACTAAGCGATAGGGCACCGAAAGGTGATGCAATAGTCCGAACTATACGGGAACAATAACCGTATGAGTGCAACAGAAATGATTGCACCACGCATAGCGTGTAACAAATATGTAACCTTGCGAACGCGGCTCCGCGCGCCGGTCTATACATCCAAAACGCGGCAGTTCCCACTATCTGATTGATTCTAAAGCGGTTAGATGGGCAGTGTTTAGGGTTCTCTGCAGGGAATCCTTGGGTTGGAAGATTGCTGCAGCTTTCTTCCTTCTCAAAACAATTTGTGCCAGGGCGACGGCCATGGCACCGTATGGGAGCAGCCTCAATCTGCTCCCATACACTCTATTGAGGAGAGAATATGCCATACAAAAACAAAGCAGATGCCAACGCTGCAGCACGTAGACGTTGGAAAGAAAACCCAGAAGCACGAAGGAAGCAAAAATCTGCTACACAAAAGTGGCAGGATGATAACAAAGAGCGCTGGAATGATTACAGAAACAAATGGATGAAGACTGACAGGGACGAAAACATAGAAGTTCGTAGAGCTTATGAATTCGCCCGAGAGATGAAGAAGTACGGAAAATCTATAGAGTGGTACAGGGACAAGCTCGTTGAGCAGCTTGGAGTCTGCGCAATGTGCGGGCATTTCAATCACTCTCAGCGTGGAGAACTGCATAGATTGCAGGTTGACCACGATCACGGATGTTGCGACAAAAGAACCCATAGTTGTGGTGAGTGTGTCAGGGGGCTTATTTGTGAGAAGTGTAACCTGAGGCTTGCCCCAATTGAACTTCTGCTTTCCGAGTTCCCCTTCGAGAGACAGGATCAAGCGGAGATTTACCTAAGAAATTCAGTGCGTCAAGACTCATGGACGTACCGAGCACTAAAATACCTCAAGCAGTACACCGCCTAATGGCGAAGGAGACTCAGCATGCAGAAAACGTATGAAGAATATCTAGAAGCTACAAAACAGTTTCTAAACGGCAAAGACTTGCCACAAGAGATCAGTCTTTTGACCAAAGAAGAATGGGAAGAAACCTTTGTAGACGCAGGAGATCGCCCGCTCCAGCCCCAAGCTTAGGCGCAGGCGTATAACACAGGCGTACGGGGCCGGGTTCTTGGGAACCGATGCCCCTCCCTGTGACAAATTTTACCCCTTACTCAGAAGGAGACTCAGAATGCTTCAGTATTTGACACCAGCAGCAATTTTTGTGGTAGGACTCATCATCGTCTTCTGGCCTATGAAGACAGCAAGGACTTGTAGTGAACTTCCTAAAGAGCATTATTGGACAACCATCATAGAAAATAATGTTGAGGCAATACTGAAAGACTTGGGTGCAGAGGTTGAAGGCACGCTTTTCCCTACGAACGAGGAAGACGCTCGTGAGATGTATCTCAGGTGGTGTAAGAAATTGGAAGAGATTGAAGCCAAGAAAGAAGAACCCTTAGGAGACTCAGAATGGAAACAGGAATAGGCGATAGACTCGCGCGTGGGTGCCCAACGGCACAATTTGCAGGTGCGAGCAGCAACATTACGGACTTTGAGAACGACTTCATCTACATGGAAGTCGAAAAAGTGATGGAAAAGTACGGACTCAGTCAAGCAGAATTTGACTTATATCACGCGCAGCGTGAAAGTGGTGATCGTCTACCTGATTTGACTCCCGTAGCGCTCCAAGTAGGGCTGGATGCGGGGTTTTCCGTAGCAGATCACCGTCATAACTACTTGTCAGAAACTACAGTGCCTGCTCCAGTGAGGGCAGAGGCCCCTAAGAAGTACCCAGAGCCCACATACGGCACGGCTCGGCCTATTTTGGACCGAATTTTGGTCATGCGTATCTCAGACGACCCCGATACTGAGCTTTTAGAGGATGGATCGACCAGAAATAAGAAATCTGGACTCATCACAGCCGCAAAATATCGTCAGCACAGCAACGTGGGCCTAGTTTTGGCTGCGGGGGGCTTTGTAGTCCTAGGGGGTCTCAGGATTCCCATGGAAGAGCTGATAACTCCTTTAGATAAAGTGATTTACGGCGACTATAATTCGGAGTGCTTTCCAATGGACAAAAATAAGGTGGAAGCGCTCTGCGATTCTCTCGGAGTAAACTACGTAGATGACCAACAAGGGCTCAGGATCGTCCGAGTCCAAGATGTGAGAACCGTAGAAAAGCCGGTGAAGAAATGAGGGAACGATTCTGCATAGCTACTGGTTGCAAAAAGGTGAATGTGTCCAAAGGTTATTGCATGAAGCATAGGCGTCAAATTCTAGGCCCATTCCCATCAGACTCTAAAGAGTCCAAAGTGAAATCAGACACTCGCATGAAGAGGCGAAAGGGAATGCCAATTTTCAAGGCGGAAAGAAACGCTAGAAGTCTAGAATATAACGCCAAAGTTAAAGGGAGAGCCCTGTCCCACTACAGTAAAGATGGCATCATAAAATGCCAAGCAGAAGGCTGTGAAGTAAACGACCCAGATATGTTATCTCTTGATCATATCAACAATGATGGGGCTAAAGATAGAAAGCTCGGTAGGGGATACGCAGGTGTAGCTCTCTACGGAATGCTTGAGAGAGAAAAGTTTCCTGAAGGGTTTCAAACTCTTTGCTTTAATCATCAAAGCAAAAAAGAGTTGGAACGAAGAAGGGCCCACGCGTTGTCTACTATCATTCTTTCCTACTTGGTTCCTACCATGTTCTTTACTTCGTACGGAAAGGATTTGCAATGTCAGACTCAGAGTTAATTCAGCATCCTTATGAGAAGTTCTGGGACGAACCCGCACAGATAACCCGTAGGGAGTTGCAGAAAATCTTCAATAAACTTGCTGCCAACGACGCGGAACTGATGGGAATGTGTGATACCGCCGCATTGCTTATAAACTTCATTCTAGAAGTTAAATTTGGCATGAAAGACAGAGAAGATCTTGATGTCTATGTTGAGGCTAAGAAACTTCAACTTGCAGAGGCCCGTGCTAAGATGAAGGCTGCGGAGGCTCCCAGTGAGCAACCCTCGTGATTCCTACCAGCAATACACTTGTGATGAGTTCAATGAGAGATTACGAGAAGTTGGAGGAATCAACAAGTATGATGAAAACAACTTCTACGTTTGCTGGGGCCAAGGCGGTGAAGATAAGTGTCTATACCGAGCAGGAGGCTTGTGGGACAACCCAGACGGACCTAGTTTCAAAGGGTACAGAGACCTCTTGGTCGGGGGCGGCACAGAAAGTTGGATACTTTTGCAGTGGCATGACGCCATTGAGTTTGGAACTCCCGAGAGTTTCTATGTATCCTGCCACGACGATGATACGGGACTCTCTGATCTTGGAGAGTACTGCTATAGCGGAAAGTATGTCATGCTTTATAATATGTGCTGGCGCGATATGTCTTCTGGAAAGATGAAGATTGAAGCCATGCCGCTCAATAGTTTTATCTTAGACACCGTTGTCCCCATTATTTTGGAAGCCCGGGACATTTCTTGGGAGAAAACTCAGGCGGCACTCAAAGGTCTCAAGGAAAAAGAAGATCAAGACGACATAAACATGGTGGAGGACGCCATGAGAGACGCTTCGGTGGCTTTCAAAGGTCCAGTATCGTATGCAAGACAAGGTTGCCGCACGCATTTCCTAGATAAGAAAGTAGAATCAATGACTCGGAACTGGAATCGCATGGTGACGAATGCGAAACAATTAGGAAGGGGTCTTAGTAGCCATACTGTTGACCCAACAATTTAGGAGGACTCAGATTGCCGTATAAAGACCCAGCGAAACAGGCAGAAAGCCAAAGACGCAGATATTGGGCTAACCCAGAACAGAGCAGAGAACGCGGTAGAAAGTATACAAAACTCTACGGAGAAAGACATCCAGAAAAGTTGAAAGAAGCAGCATTAAAGCGCTCACCTATAGAAATAAAAGAGACTCAGGCAAGGTGGCGTGAAAGAAACAAAGAAAGAAAGAGTGCACAAGTTGCAAAGTGGAAGATAGACAATCCTGACAAAGTTAGGGCACTTTACCATAAGCGTAGAGCACAGAAGACTCAGGCTGGTGGCTTTTTCACCTCTGAAGAATGGTTCCTTTTGTGTTTTGCTGTGGGATTCAGGTGCTTGTGCTGCGGTTTGAAAAAGCCTTTAGAAGCAGACCATGTGGTCCCAATTTCTAAAGGTGGAACAAGTTGGCTGTGGAACATTCAGCCGCTGTGCGAATCCTGTAACACTAAAAAGCACTGCCAGATCATAGATTACAGAGACTCAGAGCAGAACTCAGTTGGCGCTAATGCGCCGGAAAAGGAAATAAAAAATCTATGGAGCCTACCCTTACCTCGCCAGTACATCGCTCAGACCTTAGCGAAAGCATGACCAAGGCCAACAATCGGAACTTCAATTACACCATGCAGGACTACCTCTACAGCCGCAAGCCTGATTTCTGGGTTTACCTGTACAACGTGTCCGAGCAGTCGTTTGATGTGTTCCGCCCACCGCTATTTGCCAACATCCATATCCCGGGGCGTACGCGTGGGGAAACCTATACGACTGCGGCTCGCCTGCCGAGTCCTTTGCTTGCCCCTCAGGGCAGCGTGGACACAGACGAGATTGCCACACAACTTCTGGATACACGCAGGGTACTCATGGATGTTGTAAATCCAGACAATCTAAGTCTGGATCAGAACTCAGTCGTCGCAAAGCCGACGAACATTGGGAATAACCTCAGCCAGCGTGGTGTGTTCTGGTCTCTAAACAACCCACCGACCGAGCAGGAGATCAAAGAAGCCACTCAGCGCATGGAAAAGCATTTCAATACTGTGCTTGAGAAGATGAAGGCACTGGAAACCTCGGACCCCAAGGGTTTGCTGGAGGCTTTGTCCCCCGAAGCGCACACAGCCGCTGACTACTTCGGCGTGGAGACTTCATGGCACGGAAGACGCAGCAAGCCTATGGACTGTCCTAATTGCGGAGAGCGCATCAAAGCTGGAGTGGCTTTCCACCGTACGGAAGAAGGCGGAACCTGCGTCCTTGACTGGGCACGCACGGTCAAGGCCGGTGCACGTACGATTCAGCAAGCCGTTGACGCAGGTGCATTTGCAGATGTGGCAGAAGCCCGTGAAGCAATGGGACTAAAGCCGCTGGCACCTAAGGCTGTAAAAGGTGTTGTACCAACAAAAGACTCAGAACTGTAGGACAAGCCGTGGGTTTCCCTCAGAGAGACCCACGCAAATTTCAGTATCAAAGCTTACCGGGCAAAGGGCATCATGAGTAACGATGTCTGAGTCCATCGCGAATTGAGGCTTAGAGCCCGGTATGTAAACTTTTAGAGAGCGAGCCAACGTGAACAGCGTTGGCCTCTTTTCGTGTTTATAGGAGCAGTACAAAATGTCTTCACCAACGATCAACGGTAATCTAGCGGGCATGCAGGACACAAGTCTACTTACTATATCAAACCTAGTTAGGGCTTTAATCAACGACTCACAAGCAGGTTTGACAGGTACTCCCGGGGAGGGGCAAATCTGGGTCGATAATAGTTCTGTAGCACCTTTTGTACAGCCTTTACTAATGTCTGCAATACGTAATCTCTACAGACAACTGCGCAATGTCGGAGACCCATCCCTCATTTATGACTCATACATTATCTCTGGTATAACCCCGGTGAACGGAGCAAATGGTCTCGGAATGCCGGACCCTGCTACGCAAGTTTTTATCTCCCAAAATGGGTACTTTGATGGCACAGAGATTTGGCCCAACCTCACTCTGCCTAGCAATATGCTAAGTTTAGAGAAAGTTTGGGAACGGCAAACAGGAACGAACAACACCTTCGTGCAAATGCGACAGCCCCAAGGGGGCATGGGTTCCCGTCCGCAACAGCCTTCATTTATAGAGTGGGAATGGAGGAATTATCAATTGTGGATGGTGGGCAGCACACAGACAAACGATCTTAGATTACGTTACTGGGGGACTCTGCCTACCTTTTATAGCCCCACGCTAGACTACGCATCTACTTACGTTCCAATTTATGACTGTACGGATGCGGTAGCTTATTTGGCCGCGGTCATGTATAGCCGTATGCTAGGTACCCCCGGTCTACCAGACTTAATCGGTGAAGCCAAGGAACAGATGCATCAGTTGAAAAACGCAGTTGTGAAACGCATGCAGACCATAGATTTCCATAGGCATCCATTTGGTAGTTCTGGGCAGCACGATACAAACAATCAATTCATGGGCTGGATTTAAGGAGAACACATGAACAATCTTTATAGAATGGACGGGTGGGTGAAAAGTCCACTAGGGCAAGCCCTAGCTGGCGCTCAGATTTATGTATGTGCCCCACAACCGGCGAATGTAGCTACTCTTCCTCCTAGTCCTCTGGCCAGTATATTCTCCGACCCCGCAGGCTTGGCACCGATTTCTCAGCCTATCTCCGCAGACAACTTCGGGCACTACGACTTCTACGCTTTGTCTGGAATATACACCATCATAGTGGTCTATGGTGGAAAAGTTCAGCAGGTTTATCCAGACCAGACTGTAGGTATACCCGGTGCAGCCACCATTGGCTCTTTAGCAAGTTTTGCACTGTTGGCAGGAGCAACGTTTACTGGGCCAATTACATCTCCAAGTGTCAACAGCACAGTATATGCTTCACAGTTTTCTGGGGCAAGTATAGTTGAGAAAATTCAGGCTGCAATCACATCTTTATCAGGAGGGCCCGGCGTTGTAGTTATCCCCGCAGAAACCTTTGTTGCAAGTCCAGTTTCTTCTTGGCAACTTGGTTACAATGGTGGCTACGGAAGTGCCGGTCAGACTGTTGGAGTCATCATCCCTTCAAACGTTACCATCATGGGTGCTGGCGCAGGATTGACTATAATCAACGTCACCCGTATCGTCTCCGATCCTCCTGCATTCCTGTTCGTCAACAAGAATTACTCCACGGGTGATTCCAATATTCGCCTTTCTGGAATGACTATCAATTGGGCGGACAGTTCTACCGTTAGTTATTCCGCGTGCATTAGTCTATTTGACTATGTAGATAAGTTGGAAATTGACCACGTAGAATTTATAGGCGAAGCCAACAATCTATGCAACAACCTTGATTGCACCCACTTTGACATCCATGACAACCGCTTTGCTATTTCTACGAAAAACTCAGGAAACAATGGGAATGCCTGTCTAGGCATAGCCCGATTTGGCGGGACACAAGCATCTCCAGTAACTCCGTACATAAACGCTGGCGGTCACATATACAACAACTATTTTATCCAGACGGATAACAGTGTTAACACCCAGTTTTCTATGTTAGTTGTTTCTCAGTCCTGCGTAGTCATTGAAGGGAACACTTTTGACGGATACACCCAAACAAAGGGCAATGTACGTGTTGGAAATTCTATCGAAATGGGAACAGACAATCTTGGTCTACTCCCTTCGTATATCACTATTAAGGGAAACAAGTTTTTAGGCACAGCGGGGATGAATCCTTTGAATATTTTCAATTCAGACATCACCGAAAACGATTGCTTCATGTCTAGCATTTTAGTGCAATCGGCAGGTACTGGTTACGGCCTTAGCGATACAGGTGTTCATGTTGAGGGCAACCATATACGTTGGGGGTCTATTACCATAGGAAACGATGATGCTGGTACGGGTCGTTCTACTGTTATAGGCAACGTAGTTGAGGATTCTGGCGATAACCCTGATGGCACTAGCTACAGCAGCGATTTTGGAATCGCTGTCTATAATTCTGTCCCCAATGCACAGGGCAGTGTTATAAAGAACAATGTAGTTAAATACGGAGCAGCAGGCATTATTGCTGCAGGCGCGTCTGTCATCGATGGCAACATCATCATCAACAGCAATAGCCAGCAGAACGGTACCCTCGCTTTGCAGATTAACCCCCCCGGAAATGGGGATACCTTCAAAACGGCAATTGTCAACAACAACACAATCATCAACGATCAAAATGCATATACTACTGGAACTATAGGAATGGTAGCGACTCCTACAGGAACATCTTACATTTCATCAGGAGTCAGTGTATGGGTATATTTGACAGGCGGCACATGGTCTAACTGGACTAACCGTTGGCTATGGGTAGGTTCTACCCGTTATGCTATCAAAACCTTCCTTGATGCAAATCATGTCGAACTTGAACTTCCCGTATACATTGCAAGTGGCACGGCATATTCTTTGCAAAACAACTCTGGTACAACGAGTATGTATACGATTATGTCTCTTGCAAATGGCATAGGATCGTTTACAAACAACAGTTTCATTAGTACAGCGGCTGACCCATTGCCAGCAGATCACGCAATAATCACCGAGCATGGTAAGTCTGTTGATTACATCAATGGAAATAGATTTTCGTATTGGAGTCTTCAGTCCCCATCTACAACCTATGACTACGAAGCAACCACAGCTCTTGGTGGCTTGACTGTTCAAGGGGCTACTCCTACAGGCTCCTTGACGGGGATTGCACTTGGTATAACCACAGCTGCCACCGCTAGCGATACGGGAGCAATTGTACTTCCTGCTCATCCTGCTGGGTTTTTGGAAATCAACATTAGTGGCACCATCTATAAATTGCCGTATTATGCGTCATAAACAGGGAGGGCTCAGATGTGGGATAAAATATTATCAGCGGCTAAGGATTACCACTTGCCTATCGCTGTGTTCGTCTTCATAGTAGGTTCAGTGATGCAGTGGTTTCATCACCTCGACGCAGCATACGTGGCGTACACAGCAACAGTGCTTGGGGCTGTAACTGGGCATGCATTCAGTCCGGCGCAGCAGGACAAATCTGACGGTACAAGCAAGTGAGACGCCTAGAAAGGCATAGGAAACCCGAGGTTGCCCTTCCTCCCGGCAATGCTGCAACGATAATTATACCTAGCAAATACCCGGATATCTTCGAAGGGTGCAGAAGCAGCCTTGAGCAGTATGCTCCGCAGGCACCCAAGATTCTGGTGCGTGACGGGGACGCCATAGGGAACCCTAAGGGCTGGACGGTCATTCAAGGGGTTTCTCCCTTCATTTACGCTAGAAACTGTAATATAGGTATACAGGCATGTTCTGACGATATATTACTTTGCAACGATGATGTGAGATTTCTTCATACTGGAACGTTGTATACTTTGCAGAGCCTTTTCGTCACCCACCCACACGTAGGCATTCTCTCCCCCAGCGTGGACGGCGTAGCAAACGGTGTTTCATGCTCGGGGCAAGCTGTGCATGAGACCAAGCATTATCTCAGCTTCGTCTGTGTCCTAATTCGGCGCGCGCTGATCGACAAGATCGGACTTCTGGACGAGAAATTCACTTTTTATGGGGGAGAAGACGTGGATTACTGCCGCAGAGCACAGCGTGCGGGCTTTACGCTCGCGGTTACGTCGCTGGTGACGGTCGCACATAAGCATGCTAGTTCTTCATACACCAGAGAGCATGCGCTAGAGTTGAAAAGAGAAGCAGCAAACAGGTATTATGTTGAGAAATGGGGCCGTAGAACGCCCGGGCATTATGCAGATGAAGTTTGAAACATCTCAAGACCTCGAATCTTGAGCTAGGGCTGGGAGCAGCCTTCACTGCTCCCTTCCCGTCCTTGAAGGAGGATTTATGTCGGAATCGTCACGTAGGTGGAGAGAAAAATATCCAGAGAGAGCAAGAGAATCGGCGTGTAAGAGCAGACTTAAACGAAGACAAAAAGACCCAGAAGGGGTACGTGAATACAGCAACAATTGGAATGCTTCCCATCCAGAAAAAGCACGTGAGAGAGCTAGAGTATGGAATAAAGAGAATCCAGAAAAAGTACGTGAAAAGACTAGAAAATGGCGTAAGGAAAACCCGGAAAAGGTAAAGGCCCAAAAGAATAAACGTCGCTCATTCGAATTGGGAGGTGAAGGAGCTTTCACTGCACAAGAGTGGACAGCTCTTAAAATCTCCACGGGAAATATGTGCCTTTGTTGTAAGCGTACAGAGCAGGTGCTAGTCTCTTTGGGATTAAAATTGGTACCAGACCATGTTGTTGCGTTGATACACGGAGGTTCTGGCGGCATCACAAACATTCAGCCACTGTGCCACGGTGTAGGTGGATGCAACAATAAAAAGTACACTAAGAACACAGACTACCGTGTTAATAAGGCTCAGGATAATCATGGAGACGAATCCTAATATCGCCGTCGTTGTGGCTGTCAATAATGACAAGCAATTCAGCGAGTATGTGCTGTCCTCCCCCGGCCTGAAGGAGATTGAGGTGCAGATCATCCCCGTACGCGGGGCAACATCTGGTGCCGAAGCATTCTACCGAGGTGTACAGCAGACAACGTGTCCGTGGATTTTATATTGCCATCAGGATGTATTTTTTCCTGAAGGTTCAGGACAGGCCATTGAGAAAATACTACCCAGCTTATCCAAAGATACCATCTTGGGGTTTGCTGGAATGGTGGGAAAACTGAATTCTGACGATGTAAAGGGTGCTGGGATTGTGCAAAGTGGTCGTTCAGGGTTGATAGACTTTCCAAGTAGGAGAACCGATGCTATCTCTCTCGATGAGTTTGCTATTGTTTTGAACAGGGAATGCAAGTATAAGATTGATCCCAAATTGGGATGGCATTTGTGGGGTACTGATCTGTGCCTGCAGTCCGCAATAGATGGGTGCTCTGCCCGAGTAGAGAGAGTACTACTGACTCACTACTCTTCCCACGACTACATTGGAGATGGCGGCTTACCCGCTGAATTCTTCGACAGCCAAAACGTCCTCATAGCAAAGTATCATCAACTCCACACAATTCACAGTCTGTGTGTAATGTGGCACAGGGAAGCGCCAGCACCGAAGCGTAGCCTAAGACGGCCACCTAGACTCGGGAGATAGGCTATGAAAATCTTTATCTGCATTGGCAGTTGTCGAGCATACGCTTTGAAGGGAAGTCACCAAGCCATACGAGAAACGTATTTAGAAGACATCTCTAGCTTTCAGAACATTGATTACGTCTTCAGTATGGGAGACGGCACACCGACAGGTGAAGATGAGAGTGAGATGCTGGCAAGTCTAGATGTGGCAGGTTGCCATCCGTACTGGAAAGACCAAAAAGAAGCAGATGTGCATTATGTACCTAAGTCTGACGAAGTTTTTATACCTATACCAGACAGGTATATTTATGGAGCATGGGGTACTAGGGAAAATCTACGACGGGCCCTGAAAAAGGACTACGATTTTTATTTCATATGCCCTACCGATACCTACATTCAGATTGGTCGCTTCTTAAAGAGCGGATTTGAGGAATATGACTACGTGGGCAGACCGTGGCGTAATCCATGGAATAAATTTACATACGCTGGTGGAGGGTCTGGGTACTGTCTAAGCAAGAAATCCGCTCAGGTACTTGCAGACTCCAAGATCGACACTTACTCTGAAGACCAATGGTCCGGCACGCACCTCGGAGAACATGGTATACTTCTACACGAAGACAGGCGCTACAGTGCTAGCCCACACATGGATAGATGTTGTGCTTCATCGGACAGAGACCCCCTGTTCCCGATGCACAGTAATGCACAGATTACTGCTCACCTCGCTGAAACTCCTGACATCTACAATGAACGATTGATGTACTATGCCCATGACATTTGGAAGAGTGGAATCTAGATGCAATATCTTATCAAGAAAGAGCCCCCATGGAAAACGCCTCTTCGATGGCGATGGGAGATAGAAAAGCGTGTTCTGCAGATTTTGGCAGCTATTGTGGTGCTCGGTTTGATGCTTGTTTTACTGGAGAAACTATGACAGCGCCCGAAAAAAGATGGATGCCGGGATATCCAGTGGGATTTCACGAGGTCTCTTATCCCGACTGCCATGCACCATCTGAGAAAGTAGCGAAGATGTTGGATGAGGCTCGCAGGGAGTACCAAAAGGCTCAGGAGAAGACTCATGGAGGAACTGGCAAGGATGGCAAGGAAGCGCCTGCTTAAGATGCACTATGAGGCTGGTGTTGGACACATCGGTGGCAACCTGTCCGCTCTGGATGCTATACTTGTTCTGCATCACACAGTGATGCGTCCTGAGGATGTGTTCATTCTGTCCAAAGGGCACGCAGCCGGTGCGCTCTACACAACGTTGTGGGCTGCTGGCAAGATTACCGAAAAAGAACTGCGTACGTTCCACAAGGACGGGACGTATCTGGCAGGACACCCAGTGATGGGTTGGTCTGACGATATACCCTTCGCCACCGGAAGTCTGGGACATGGGTTGTCAGTTGCGGCGGGGATGGCCCTCGGCTATAAGCTGCAGGGCTTGGATCGTCACGTATACTGCCTCACCTCAGATGG